TTGCGAGGGCCCTGCCGGAAGGCGCTTCGTACTGGGCCGGGGTGGACCTGGGCAACATGTCCGGCCAGCGGAAGATGGGGCAGGGGCTGAAATACGCCGGCATCCCCGACATGGAGGATCGCGACGCCTTCATTCCACCGCCATGGGTCCAGCGCCTGATCTTCATTCAGGACGGCGACAGCGACCCGAAACTGACCCGAGCCAAGCTGATGTCCGGGCTGCGCCGCGCAAAGCTGTGCAGTCCCGGGCGCACCACGGCCATCGTCCACTCGGGCGAGGGCGTGGACAGCAATGACCGATTGATGGATGCGCTGAGATGACCGACGAGCCGGACAAGATGGCCGATTTCCAGAAGGACATGAAGTCCGAGGAGGAAATCGATCTGCCCGAAGAGCTGCGGAATGCATCAGGGCAGGGCGATCCGGCGGCCGAGATCCCGGATGACTATGTGCCGCCACCGCCGCCGCCGGAAGACGGTGACGGTCATGCTTCGGATGAGCCTCCGAATCCGATCGCACTGGCTGCGCAGGAGTCGCTGAACGATATCGGGAACGCCAATCGCTTTATCATCCATTTCGGGCGTGACATTCAGCATGTCGCGCAGGTCGGCTGGCATATTTGGGATGAACGCCGCTGGCGCAAGGATCTGGAAATCAGCAAGGGGTTGTCGCCCCGTATCCGCCAGCTTACGCAGCGGATGTCCGGGCTGATCGCGCAGGAGATCGACTTCATCCAACCCAGCAAGCGCGATCGCAAACTGCTGCAGGAAGAGATCGAACTTCGCCGCCGCCGGATCGAGATCGAGGCGGCGCCCGATTATGCCGGCGATGAAACACTGGTCTCGGAACTGGGCAACATCTCATCTCGGTTGCGGTCGATCGACGCGGCCCTGAAAGGCCACAAGACCGTCATCGGCCGGCGGCTGACGCACGCCAAGAACGCGGGCAATTCCGGCCCGATGACCAACATGGCGGCCGAGGCCCAGGTCATGCGGTCGATAACGGTGGACGACCTGGATCAGAGCGCCCTGGACGTGAATACCACGTCTGGCGTTTTGCGCTTCTCGATAGCCCCGGACCCCGAGAAGGGGATGTCCCCGATGCCCGAGGTCAAGCTCATCCCGCATGCTCGGGAACAGATGCTCAGCAAGTTGATCCCTGTGGACTATGATCCTGACGCGAAGTGTCCTCGCTTCGATGAGTTCCTTCGGCAGATCCAGCCCAACATCGAAGTGCGGCAATTCCTTCAGCGATGGTTCGGGCTTTCCATGAGCGGGATCCCGGTTCAGAAACTGGCATTCTTCCATGGGTCCGGCGCGAACGGAAAATCCGTTCTGGTCGATATCGTGTCGCGCATCATGGGCGACTATTCCGCCACGGCAAAGATCGAAAGCCTCACCGGCAAGAACAAGAAGTCCGGGTCGGATTCGCAGCCGGACCTGATCCCCCTGATCGGTGCGCGCAGTGTCCGGACCTCGGAGCCCGAAGAGGGGGAGCGACTTCAGGAGGCCTTGGTCAAGGCGCTGACCGGCGGCGAGCCGATGATGATCCGTGACCTGTTTTCGGGCATGATCGAGTTCCAGCCGTATTTCAAGCTGACCATCAGCGGGAACCATCTGCCCGACATCCGGGGCGGCGACGACGGGATCTGGCGGCGCGTAATGCTGGTCAAGTTCCCCGTCCAGATCCCCGAGCAGAAGCGCGTCCCGAAGACCGAGATGGATGCCATCCTCTGGGAAGAGCGATCGGGCATCCTTAACTGGCTGGTCGAGGGCCTGCTGCATTTCCTCGATGGCGGCCTGGCCGAACCGGAGGAGGTGATAGCGGCGACCGAGGGATACCGGAAGGACAGCGATCCGATCGGGACTTTCCTCGGCGATGCCACCCTGGTGACCGGCTATGAGGGTGACTTCATGACGTCGCGCGAGCTGATCGATGCCTTCAACTTCTGGATCGAGGAGCGCGGTGAAACCCGATGGGGCAACAGAACCGTGTCCAACCGGCTGAAGGCGAAGGCTGACGGCTGGCGCCATCCCGAGACCCAGAAGACCTTCGCGCCCGGAAAGTCGGGCGTGACCGGTTATCGCGGCATCCGATTGGGAGAGGAGTTTGGCCGCCGTATGCGTGAGGCGCAGGGCACAGACAGCAGCGGGTGGACATCATGGTCCCGATAGCCCCGCACCCCTTCCATCGGAACCTCGACCTGGCGGGCCTGCGGGCCCGTCAAGCATGTCAGGCATTCGCGGTTCGAAATGGGCTTGGCGGGCCTGAATGCGCAGGCGGCAGGGCCAGACGATCGCGGGGGTTGGGGGGATGCCGTTTCTGCGTTTTCAAAGGGTTAGGTATCGAATTTGGGCCTGAGGGTCGGAAGGGCCTGAAAATCCAACCTATGTGCGCGCGCGTATGTGGAAGGGGGCAGGGGGAAGGCGGTTATGCGCATAGGTCGAAAACTCAAGCCCATCGGACCCGTCGAACCCAAAAACACAACCTAACCACCTGATTTCATTACGTCAGACCCATCAAAAACCAACCATAACTCAAGCCCTCGATAAATCTGCAAAGCCCATCAAGCCCTGCTTGAAACAGCGAAATACTAAAGGTGGTGTAAGTATGATCGGAAAACACAAAATAAGCGATTATGAGCAGGGCTGTGGAACTGTTGGCAAGGAAGGCCATGCGGCAGGAAGGTCCCGGCTGATGAGCGAGGCCGACCGCATCGCCGCGATAAAGGCCGCTGCGCAGCCGCCAGCCGAATGCGGACCGGAAATCATCGCTGCTCCGGCGCGTGGCGGGTTTGTCCTGCAGCGCATACGTCACATGGAAGGCATGACGCGCGAGGATTTTGTAGAAACACCTGATGGATATGTCCGCCGCTCGCCGATCCGGCGTGGCGATACATTCGACGCGATGGAGGCGGCTGCGCTACGCCGCAAGCAAGCGTGCCCCCTCACGCCCGGACAGATCGCGATCGGGCGGCGGTATCATGACCTTGTCGAACTTCTGAGCGCGGATGGCACCAAACTGTCGCAACTGGATGGATCATTCGGTTCGGGTGATGGCGGAGATTGGATGGATCAGCGCCTGGCCATATCCCGTGAACTGGACGGGATGCGCCGTCGGCTTGGAACAGGCCCCGCGATACAGATCCGGCGGGTCAGGCCGTCATCCCGTGGCGGCAATGACAGGAAGGCGTTCAGCCAGCGGCAACTCGTCGATGCGATCTGCCTGTCGGGTAAATCGATCAAGGATGTGTTGGGTGACTTCGGATGGCAGCAGGATGGTCGGAACTGCAAGGCTACCATAGAGGCGCTGGCTGCCGCGCTGGACACCATGATCGGTTACGGGAGGAAAAAAACTTCTTGACCGCTTATGCCGCTCTGTGAGAACAGATTGGATAGTATCAAGACGTGCGCCCGCAGGGATAACCCCCTCGCGGGCGCACGTCGTTTCGGCTCAGGCAGCGTTCGCTTGCTGCTGAAATGGGCGAAGGGCCTCTGCCTGATACTCCAGCCGTTCGAGCAACTCGCGATACTCGCTGTTGTGCCGATACGGCTTCAATGCTGTCAGGATCAGCTGCCACTCGTCATGGGAAAATGAGGGACAGAATGTGTTGCTCTTCATGGTCGCCCTCGTTCTTGGTCTATTGGCCTGTTCGCCAACGAACGGTGGGAACAGATCCTGGTTCGTATGGGATTCATAGCACCTGCCGCGTGAATACGGTGTGAACTAATCGACACCGGATGTGTCGTTTTTGCGAACTTGCGTCTGTGTCCACGCGCACATTCGGACAGGTTGAGCGAAAGCAAAGTTGGAGGGTGGGCATGGATACGTTGATGTCCATCGACACCAGTCCTTTCACCCTGGCACTGAAGCAGCTGGCAGATCGGGATGTCCGGATCGCCGGAACCTGGGCGCTCAACGACATGGCCGCCGATATACGGCATGACGTCACCGATCGGATGAAGGTTGTCTTCGATCGACCGACGCGCTGGACGCTGAACGCCTTCGAGGTGGTGCGGGCGAAGCCGATGACGCTCGAGGCCGAGGTCCGGCAAAGGGGCGGTTCGGCGTCTCGCCACTACCTGCGGGTGGAAGAAGAAGGTGGGCCGAGGCCACAAACCGGGTTCGAGATGCTGCTCTCGCGCAGTCTCGCCTATGAGGGGGTGATCCAGTCGATCATTCCCGGCGACAACGCCCGGCTAGACGCGTACGGGAACTGGTCGCAGGGCGAAAAGAACCGCGTGCTCTCGGATCTCCGGGCGCAGCGGGACGCGACGGCGAACAGCACAGCTGCCTCGCGCCGGCGTCATCGGCGCCGCGCGCGATACTTCGTGCCCAGACGGGGCCTTTCGGCCGGCATCTACAAGCGGGAGGCCAATGGCAACATCGGCATCGTCGCGGTCATCAGCACGAAGGTGCCGGTCTATCAGCAGAGGCTCGGCTTCTACGAGAATGCGGGGCAGCTATTCGCGGCAAGGATGTCGGACCACCTGACCCGGACGCTTGGCCGGATGATGCAGATGCGGTTCGGTTAGCCGCGGGTCCTTCCCGGCGATCTGCGGCACGCGGGTAATTCGCACCCCGTTAAATTTGGTTTCGCGATCTCGGCGGCGGGTAGCTGTTCGGGTTGTGGTTGTTGTTATCATTGAGGAAATCATGTCGGAAACTGTCACGCTTGTCGATGGGAGCGTGCTCGATGTCGTGCGCTTTCCGTTGCCGGACGGCGTGGCCGATGACGGCACTCCCCTGAACCGCGCCCAGCTTGCAAGGGCGCTGAATGTCACTGAGAACACGGTGACCAAGTGGCTGTCGCAAGGGATGCCGGCGCTGTCCGTCGGGCAGAACGGGGTCGCCTATGAATTTCGCCTGTCACATTGCTGGGCCTGGCGCCAGGCGCGCGACGAGAAAGTTCGCGATGCCAAGCTGCGCGGTGACCAGCTCGCGGCCCAGGCGGCATTGGCGTTCCGCAACCTCGACGACGATCACGCCGAGGAAGAGGGCGGCCTGACAGCCGACGATCTGCGGAAATGGTCGGAGGCCGAGTACCATCGCAACCGTGTTGCCGAGCAGCGCGGAGACCTGGTGCGCGCAGATCGTACACGTGCACTGATGGAGGATCTGCTGGTCGCCTTCGGCACGGCCATGGATAACTTGCCGGATTTCGCGGAGATGAACTTCGGACTGTCGGCAGCCCAGGTCGCCCAGGTCGAAAGCTATTGCGACCAGGTTCGCGAGGAAGCCCGCCGCATGCTGGAGGATCGGCTTGATCGTGGCGCAACCGTGGTCGCGATCGCCGGCACGCAGTCGGAAATGGAACTGCGCTGATGGTTGCGATGATCGATCGCGGGCTTGGCCAGCTGAACCGGATACCTGCGCTGCCCGCATTCGTCACGCCGGAGGAAATCCTGGCTGATGCCTTGCCGCTGCTTGACCCTCCGAGCCGGATTTCCGTCACGGATGCGGCCGAGCAGAGCTTGCGCGTTCCGATCGCGGGGCGCTGGGGCGCTTATGACCGGGGAGTCGCGCCGTACACGATCGAGCCGCAGGACATTTCGCAGTCGCGGCGCTTCAAGGGCGTCATCTTTGTCGGTCCGTCGCAAAGCGGCAAAAGCCAGATGCTGCTGTCGGTATCTGCGCACGCCGTCACCTGCGCGCCGGGCCCGGTGCAACTGATCCACATGACCAAGACCGATGCCGATGCATGGGTCGAGGAGAAGCTGAACCCGGCGATCTTCAACAGCCCGCGGCTCCATGAACGGCTCGGCAGGTCTCGGGAAGACAGCACGTTCAGCCGCAAGCGCTTCAAGGGGATGCGCCTGACAATCGGTTATCCCGTGGCCAACCAGCTGTCGTCGCGTTCGCAGCGCGGGGTTCTGCTGACAGACTATGACCACATGCCACAGCGGCTGGGTCCGAAGGATGCGCCGGAGGATTCGCCATTCGGGATGGCGCTTCGCCGGATCAAGACCTTCCTGAGCCGGGGTTTCGTGTTCGTGGAAAGCACGCCGGCCTTTCCGGTCGACGAAGACAAGTTCCGTGCCGCCAGTCTGCTGGAGCCGCACCTGATGCCGGCAACAACGGGTGGGATCGTGAACCTGTACAATCAGGGGACGCGTGGACGCTGGTACTGGGAGTGCCCGGACTGCGAAAACCTGTTCGAGCCGACTTTCGAGAGGCTGGACTACAATCGCGATCTGGACCCGGCCGATGCCGGCGACGCCGCCGCAATGGTTTGTCCGCATTGTGGGTCGGTGATTCCGCATCGGCACAAGGCCGAGCTGAACCGGCACGCCGCGACCAGCCATGGGGGATGGCTGCACGAGGGGAGGGCGGTCGATGAAGAGACAGGAGCTCGCCGGCTGGTTCGGATCGACGATCCCGAGCTGCGGAATGCGCCGTTCGCCAGCTATGCGTTCAACGGCGCGGCGGCGGCGTTTTCCTCCTGGGCGTCGCTTGTGGAACGGTACGAGAGCGCGCGGCGGTCGTTCGAGGTCGATGGTGACGATCAGGACTTCGCGGGGGTCCACTATACCGAGATCGGCGTTCCCTATCGCCGGAGCTCGCTTGAAGACGAAGACGCCCTGACGCTCGAGACGTTGCGCGAGCATGCCTTGCAGATCGAGAAGGGGATCGCACCTTCCTGGACGCGCTTTATCACCGTGATGGTGGATGTGCAGGGCAACCGCTTCGAAGTCATGGCGATGGCATGGGGTGCGGAAGGCGAGCGCGTCGCCCTGGAGCGCTACGCGATCCATCAGCCGCCCGACGACGCACCCAGCGCGAAGGGCGACGACGGCCGATACAGGGCCATTGATCCCGGGCGATACGCAGAGGACGCCACGGTGCTGTCGGAATTGGCGGATCGCGTCTATCCGGTGGACGGTGCCGATTGGGGTTTGATGCCGATCGCGGTGGTCATCGACTTCAACGGCCCGAAGGGATGGTCGGACAACGCCGAGAAGTTCTGGCGCCAGCAAGCGAGGGCAGGACGCGGCGGCCGGTTCTACCTGTCGATCGGACGCCCGGGCTTCAACCAGCGCGACCGCGTCTGGCACGAGGCGCCGGACCGAGCGTCTCGGGGCAAGAAGGCGCGCGGAATTCGCCTGCTGAACATGGCGGTAGACCGGCTGAAGGATTCGGTGGTTGCGGCCCTCGGTCGCCTCGATACGCCGATCGGGGCGCAGCATATCCCGTCATGGATGGGCGCGGAGCATGTCTCGGAACATCTCGCAGAAGCGCGGGGCGAGAAGGGCTGGGCGCTGAAGAAGGGTGTCCAGCGCAATGAAGGTCTCGATCACTCGGTGCAGGCCCTGGCGCTGGCCGAGCATCTGGGTGTGAACAGGGTGAACTGGGAGGCGCCGCCGGCATGGTGCCTTGCCGGCTTGCTGAACCCGAATGCCGTCAGGCTGGATCGCGCGAACGATGCGGCCAGCGCGCATGAGCGGTCGGAGCCGCGGATGCCGCGCAAGATCAATTTTCTGAGGAGGTAGTAACGTGGCCTACACACAGGCTGACGCCGATCGGTTGCGGTCGGCGATCGCGAAAGGTGCCTCCGAGGTCGAGGTGAACGGCGAGCGCGTGAGGTTTCGTTCACTTGCCGACATGCGTGCAACGCTGGCGATGATCGAAAACGAACTGGCGGGCCGCAGTGGTGCGGCGTTCGCAATCGGCTATCCGAAGACGCCGCGGGGTCTGTGATGAACGTCCTCGACCGCGTCGTCGGCTTCTTCAACCCGTTGGCGGGGCTCAACCGCGCCAAGGCTCGGGCACAGACGGCGATCGTCATGAACTATGACGCCGCCTCGCGCGGGCGCCGCACCTATGGCTGGAAAGCTCCCGCGATGTCGGCCGATGCTGCCGCTTATGGCAGTCGCGCCAGGCTCCGGCAGATCAGCCGCGACATGGTGCGCAACCGCGCCTATGCGGCCCGTGCTCGCGATGTGGTGGTGGCGAACGTGGTCGGGGACGGCATCATGCCATCCATTCGTTGCGAAAACGAGGCCCACAAGACGACGGTTGAGCAGCTGGTGCGCCAACACTTGCTGTCGAACGACATCGACGCCCTCGGCGAATACGATCTTCTCGAGATGCAGCAGATCTGCATGTCCGGGGTATTCACGGACGGGGAGGTCTTTATTCGCCGTCGGCCCCGGGATGCCCGCTTCGGCGCGCGACTCGCGCTGCCGTACCAGGTCGAGGTCCTGGAACCAGACCTGCTGGACACCACGATTCAGAACAACGGCAAGAACCTCGTGGTCGAGGGGGTCGAATATGGCCCGACAGGAGCGATCGAAGCCTATCATTTCCTGTCCGAGCATCCCGGTGCCGTCCAGCACCGGCGGGCGCCACAATCGACCCGGATACATTGGTCGGATGTCATCCATATCCGCCGCTTCGACCGGCCGGGCCAGCTTCGCGGCGTCCCTTGGCTCGCCCCGGTCATGATGACCATTGGCGAGTTGTCGGACTACCAGGAGGCGCAGATCCTGAAGCAGCGGATGTCCGCACTTCTGGCCGTCATGCTGAAATGGGCTTCGGGCAGCAACCGTCCAGCGGACGAACAGACGGGGCTGGAGAGCCTTGAGCCGGGTGCGGTTGTCAGCCTGCCAGACGGTGCCGAGCCAGTTCCCACCGACCCGCCGAAAGTCGATGGCTATGCCGATTTCATGAAGCAGGGGCTGCGTGCCGTCGCCGCGGGCGTCGGAGTGACCTACGAGGCGCTGGCGGTCGATCTTGAAAAGGTCAACTTCTCATCGGCCCGCCTTGGACGGAACGAAATGGACCGCCTGGTTCGGATGTGGCAGCGGGGCCTGATGATCGCCCAGTTCGGGGCCGGCATGGAGCGCTGGTTTCGGGAAGGCATGGCATTGATGGGCCATCGGGGGATCGAGTTCACCATGGACTGGACCCCGCCCCGCCGGATCCTCGTCGATCCGACCCGCGAGATCCCGGCAATGGTCGAGGAAATCGACGCTGGACTGAACAGTCGGCAGGGCGTGCAGCGCGAACTGGGCCGCGATCCGGCCCGGATCCGCGAGGAGCGCGCGCAGGACATGCAGGCGGATAACGATGCCGGCCTTCCGGAATTGTCCGGTGGCGCGGCGGTCTCGGCATCGGGCGAGGCCCGCGCAGCCGAAGATCAGAGAAAGGAAAAGCAGGATGACGATGGCCAGTGACCTGATCAGCAACGGCGAGCTGATCCTGAGCGGCGAAGTCGTGGACGATGCCTGGGTCGGCTTCATGTGGGAAGAGGATGTGTTCTTCAGCCCCGGCATGGTTCGCAAGGCGCTGGCCGGACTGGGCGAAGGGCGCGTGACCGTCCGGATCAATTCCAACGGTGGTCACGCCGCCGCCGGTGAACAGATCCGCACCATGCTCGCCAGCCATCCCGGCGGTTGTCGGATCATCGTCGAGGGGCAGGCGGCCTCGGCGGCATCGCTGATCCTGATGGCCGGTGTGGAGCGGCTGATGTCGGCCGGGTCGTATATCATGATCCACGATCCCTCGGGCTGCGTCTGCGGCACGGAAGACGAGACGCGCCGCGCCGCGGATGCGCTGGCGGTCCTGGCGTCGACCTATGCCACCGTCTACGCCGCCGTATCCGGCAAGTCGGCACAGGATGTCCGGACCATCATGAAGGCCGAAACATGGTTGGGGCCCGACGCTGCCATTGCCGAGGGTTTTGCCACCGGCACTGCGCCCGAGGTCCTGGCCCTGCCTGCCGCCGCGTCGCTTGAAGCGGCCCAATCGGCCTTCATGGCAAGCCACGACGGACTTCGGCGGCGCCTATCGCAGCACAATACCAATCACCCGTCGGGTCGCGCAAATCGTCCCGCCAACGAGCCCGCCGCCGCGCGCGGCAATCAGAGAGAGGAGGGCGCTATGCCCGAAGACCAGCAGAACTCCGCCGCGCCCGCGAACGCGGCAGCCGGAACGACGCCCGCACCGGCAGCCCCTGCAGCGACGCCGCCGGCGCCCCTGGATCCCGCGACCGGGACCCCGGCGCCGGCTCAGATGCGCGGTCAGTCCGCCGACGATATTCGTATGGCTGAGCGCGCGCGCATGAGGGCGATCCGTGACATGGCAGCCCCCTTCGTCACGTCGGGTCGTCTCATGCAGGCCGATGTGGATGCGTTGATCGACGAAGGTGTGTCGGCCGATGCCGCCGGCGCCCGCTTCATGGCATCCATGGCCGATGCGGAATCGCCGACGCGCACCGGAGGCCCGCGCACCGCGATCACCCGTGACGAGACCGAGACCCGCATGGAGGGCATGGTCGCGGCCATGATGGGCCAGTCCGATGGTCCGGCCCAGGAATACAGTGGCTTGCGGGTGCGCAATCTGGCAATGGCGCTTGCCGGTCCGTCGCGCGGTTACAACGATTCCGAAACCATCCGGCGCGGGATGCGCTCCACCACGATGATGGGCGGCGCCTACGGGATCAGCGATTTTGCCCATATCACCACCGAGGTCATGAACCGCAGCCTCCAGGCCGCTTATCAGCGTCGCGCGGCGACCTGGCAGATGGTGACAGGCCAGCCGCTGACGGCGACCGACTTCCGGGAACTCCATTCGGTGCGTTTCGGTGGGGATTTCTCGCTGAAGCCGGTTCAGGAAAACGGCGAATACCAGTCCGCCGTGCTGGCGGACGAGGCCGAAGGCCTGAAGGTTGAACGTCGCGGCCGCACGATCAAGCTGACCTTCGAAGCGGTGATCAACGACGACATGGGCGCATTCCAGAGGATCCCGATGGAGTTCGCGATGGCCGCTCGCACCATGGAGAACTTGATGGTCTGGGCGTTGATCCGGACCAATGCGCGCTTGAAGTCGGACAACAAGGCGCTGTTCCATGCCGATCACGGCAACCTCGGCGCCGCGGCCGCCATCTCGGCCGCTTCGGTCGCAGTGGCGCGCCGGTCGATGTGGGAGCAGCGCGCGTTCGGAACCAGCGACAAGGACGATTTCATGCAGGTCGAACCGAATCGCCTGATTGTCCCCCCGGCGCTGGAACTGGTCGCCTTGCAGTTCACGACTGTGACGACCCCGGCATCGGATGGCGAGACCAATCCTTACAAATCGACCCTTCAGCCCGCCGTGGTGCCGAACCTGGGTGCGGCTGCCGGTGGGTCGGATTCAGCCTGGTACCTGGTGTCCAGCGACCTGCCGCCCGTCGCGCACGCCTACCTGGAAGGTTACAGCGCACCGACCGTGCAGACGATCGAGGGTATGAACCCGGATGCGGTCACCATGAATGCCCGTCATATCTTCGGCGCGGCGCTCGCCGAGTATCGCGGGACCTACAAGAACCCTGGTCAGTAAGGCCGGGGCGGTTTCTGGACGAAAGGGCGGCTCCGGCCGCCCTTCGTCGTTCTCACAGGTCACGAAAGGACACGACATGAAAAACTACATCCAGCCGGGCGAGCATATCACGCTGACCGCACCGGCCGCCGTCAGCGCCGGCGATGCCGTCCTGGTTGGCGATGTCTTCGGCGTCGCACAGGGCAATGCCGCGCAGGACGATCCGGTTGTGCTGGTTCGTCGCGGGGTCTTCACGCTGCCGAAGACCTCGGCGCAGGCGTGGACCGCCGGCGCCAAGGTCTACTGGGATGCCGCCAACAGCGTAGTGACGACCACGGCGACCGGCAACAAGATGGTCGGCGCGGCCGTTGAAACGGCTGCCAACCCGTCGGCCACGGGCGTTGTCCTCCTGGACGGCACGATCCGCTGATGTCGTCGATCTTCAACGGCATGGCGGGCATCCTGTCCGACGTGCTTGGCGCGGAGGTCCAGTATTTCCGCGCCGCCGAGCCCGGTCGAGCGGTCCGGTCGATGTTTCGGGAAAACGGGGCCGAGGCCTTCGACCAGGATGGCCACCCGGTGCTGGTCGTCGCGCCGACATGGCGGGTGGGGCGCGACCTTGTCCCGCAAATTGCGCGGGGCGATCGAATTGAGCCCGGAAATGGCAAGACCTACAAGATCCTGAACCACGATCTGTCCGCGTCGCCCGCCGATGACGCGTTCCTGATCTGCGAGCTGGAAAGGATCTTCGAATGAGCCTTCGCGGTGACTTCAGGGCGCTGGCCCGCGCGGCGCTGGCTGCCGATCCGCGCATGGGCGGGGTGGCCCAGCTCTCGGCGTGGGCAGGCAACATCCCCGCGGAAATGCTGCCCGTTCTCGGTGTCGTCACACCGCAGGAACGCGCCACGCTGGACGTCTTCGACCAGATGGAGCGATCAACGTTGCTTCAGGTGGTCGTGAAGCGGCTCGGCGGTGACGACCTCGAGGACACGCTCGACGAGGATGCCGAGGCGATCGAGGATTGCGTTGTGACTGCGATCTTCGCCGCGCACCATCGCTGCCTGCCGGAAGACCTGACCATCGCGCTGAACGGCGAGGGTGAACAACGGGTCGGCACGGCGATCGTGAACTTCCGCGTCACCTGGCATCGCCCGCTCGGGGGCGAGGACTGACGATCCCGCCGGTGGCGGAGATCGAAGCAAACCCATCTGAAGAGGCGAACATGGCCAGACTGATCAACAAGACCGGGCGCGACATCACGCTGCTGACGCGCCACGTGATCCCCGCGAAGGGCGAACTGACCACCACCAATGCGACGATCCGCAGTCCGGACAACTGGCCGAAGATCTCGGGCCTGCGCGGCTGCGGTGACCTCGAGGTGGTCTTCGACCCGGACGGGGGCAAAAAGGCACCCGCGCCCGTGAAGCGCGCTGCCCGGACCTCGGAAGCGCCGGCGGAGGATCCGGCGAAGGTCGATCTGAGACCCTGAACCGCCGTTGCCTGCGGGCTGACCCCTTCGGTCAAACAGCGAGCTTTCCCGACAACCCGGATCAGGATCCGTCGCCACCGGCGACCCTGATCGCATGCCAAGAAAGGGCACAATCATGGCAGTCGCCATTTCCTATATCGGGGCCACGATCGGCTGCGTCGTCGGCGTCCCCACGACGCTTGACGAGGCAGGATTCAGCGCCTTGACCTACGAGACCATCGGCAAGATCGCCTCCTGGGGTGAGCTGGGCGATACGTCCAACGATATCACCGTCGAGCTGCTCGATGGCCGCGTCGAGCATGTGAGCGGATCGAAGGATGGCGGCGCGGTGCCGTTCACCATCCGGTCGGATGCGGATGACCTGGGCCAGCCGGTGCTGATCGCGCAGTCGAATACCAACAGCGAGGTCTCGTTCCGCGTCGTCGATCCGGACGGCAGCACCGCCTATTTCCACGGCAAGGTCGCCAATGTCCGCGACACGGCGCGCGAACCCGGCAGCTACAAGGGCTTCACCGGCGAGGTCCGCGTCAACTCGGCCGTCGTGCGCGCGTGATCCCATCGCGCCCGCCAGGGGCGCGACCGGGCCGCCGCAGACGTGGTTCAGCCGCGGCGGCCCATCCTGAACCCGGACCCTCAAGGAACAGACCGATGGATTTTACGCAGTTCGACAGCCGTGCCGGCGCCGAAACCGCAGGGCGCCTGCATCTCAAGCACCCGGCAACCGGAATTCCCCTCTATGCCGATGAGGCCCATGAACAGCCCTGCATCGTGCTGGTGAAGGGCACCGAGGCGCGCTCGGCGCAGGCCGCGATGCGGGCCGCGCGGCAGGCGAAACTCGCCAGCGGCAAGACCGGCGAAGACGCCGACAGCACGCTGGAGGACCTGCACGCTGACCTGGTCAAGAGTGCGGTTCCCCTGATCAGCGGCTTCGAGAACATCCTGCGCGGCAAGGATCCCGCGACGGCCGCCGATGCCGAATGGTTCCTGAACCTGAACATCCTCAACGGCCAGAAGGACGACTTCTCCTTCGTCGTCCAGGTGTTCGAGTTCGCCAGCTCGCGCGCCAACTACCTGGGAAACGGCTCGAAACGCTGATCCTCGCGGCACGACAATGGGGTCATCTTCATGCGGTGCCGAAGGACTGCGGCGGGGAGAGCTGGCTGAAGAGGGCGCAACGCCTTCGGCAGCCTCTCGGCCTGCCGGACCTGGACGGCGGGGCATACCTGCTCGACGCGATGTTCCGGATCGGGCCGGTTCGTGAAACCGGCCTGGCGGCAACCGCACCGGACTGGGCTGAGATCGATGCATTCGCCCGGCAGACCGGACGGATCTCCGAGCCCTGGGAGGCCGAGGTGCTGTTCGACATGTGTCGCGGCTATCTCGACGAACTCAGGGCAGGGGAAAACCCGCTGGCGATCCCGCCGGTGGAAAGGAAAGCGCAATGAGTGAGCTGATCGGTGAGGTCGCGATGGTGGTTCTCGTGATCGGACAGCTTTCGGGCAAGGATCGACCATGAACGCTTCTGCCGGACAGATGAAGGCCAGGCTTGGGCTGGATGTCTCGCAATTCGAGACACGGGCGCGTGGGGCGGCGAACACCGCGCGGCAGATGGGCGCGCAGATCACGCGGGCACTGGATGGAAGCCGGGGAGCCGCGCGCGCCAATGCCGGGGCATTCGACCAGCTGCGCGCCTCGATCGATCCGGCGTTCGCGGCCTCGCAGCGGTTCGGCGACATGCAGCGGCAGATCGCGGCGTTCGTGGACCAGGGTGTGGTCAGCCAGCGCACCGCGAACACCGTCCTGGAGCAGGCCGCGTCCAGATATATGGGTGTGGCGACGGCGGCCGAGCGCGCGGAACAGGCGCAGCGCCAGCAGGCGCAGGCGCTGGCCCAGACCACCTCAAGCTACCAGTCCCTGCGCGCCTCGATCGATCCGGTCTATGCCAGCAGCAAGCGGTACGAATCCGCGATCGAAACCGCCGATGCAGCCCTGAAGGCCAAGGTCATCACCGAACAGGAACACGCGCGTGTGCTTCAGATGGCGCAGCAGCGATATCTCTCGCTGACCCCGGCCGTCGCCGGCGCCACCGGTGGCCTGGCGAGGTTCACGCCGCAGATCACCAATGCAAGTTTCCAGGTGCAGGACTTCGCGGTCCAGGTCGCATCGGGCCAGTCGGCCCTGACAGCCTTCACTCAGCAGTTTCCGCAGCTTGCCGGCGTGATGGGGTTCTCTGGCAAGCTGGCGCTGATCGGCGCCGGCCTGGGGACCTTGGTCGCAGTGGGTGCCGCGGTGGCACCGATGCTCCTGAACATCGAGGACGGTGCAAAATCTGCTGACGAAGCAGTATCTGACCTGTCCGAGACGATTGGCCGATATCGCCAATACGCTCAGGATGCCGCGAAATCCAATGCGGATCTGATGGCGCAGTTTGGCAGCCTGTCGGGCGAGGCGCGTCGCGTCAACGAGGCCCTGTCCCAGATCACCCGGATCGAGGCGATCGAAGCGATGGATGCGGCCGTCGCGGATCTCAGCGAAACGTTTGGCAGTCTCAGCAAGACGGCCGCCGCGGAAGCCGGGCCCGCACGATGGCTGACTGATTCCGGCAAGGTGATCTCGCAGTTCGACAAGACTGTCGGCAACATGGTCGCAACGATGAAGATTGGCGAGGATCAGGCGCGCAAGGTGGCGAACGCCCTCGCCGCGTGGCGTGATGCGCCGATCGGCGATCAGACTGTCGCGGCGCGGGCGCTGCACCAGGAACTGCTCGGGGTATTCGGATCGGTCGAGGCAATTCCGCCAGAGCTGCGCGCTGCTGACGTTCAGGCACTTCGACTGGCCCTGAGCGCTGGCGAAGTTGCAGGCAATGTTCAATCGATTGGCGATCTTGCATCGGAACTTCAAGGGCTGTTCGCGGCTGCCGGCAACACCCTGGGTATCGCGATCAGTAATACCGAGACCTGGGCGATATCCATGTCGGGTGTCCGTGCGGAAGTGCTCGGAATCGCATCTGCGCTTTCGCAGATCGGCGGTGGGATGATCTCGAATGCCGCGACGTTCGTCGAAATCAACGCGCTGAAGGCAGGTAAGTCGATAGCGGATGCGCGCATGGAGATGGAGCGGTTCAAGGTATCCGCCAAGTATGATGGCGATATTCTTGCCGCTGAAGCTCGCGGTGGCGTCATGGGCTGGACAGAGGCGCAGGCCCTCAAGGCGGCCAAGGCCCTCGAACTCTCTGGCCTCGCAGCTGCGGACGAAGCCACCGAGCTTCGGAAGGTCGCAGCGGCGTCCGAGAGAGCCTCGGGTGGCAGGGCGAAGTCCGCGGCGAGCGCGTCGAAGGCGGCAAAGGAAGCCGCGCGCCTGACGGGGCAGCTGGACAAGGAAGCGGAACGCTGGCGCGACATGCTGGATCCCGTGGCGAAATATCGCCGCGAGATGTCCGAGCTCTCGAAGCTCTCCGGACGGTTGTCGCAGGGCGAGATGGCCGAGGCGCAGCGCCGCCTGAACGTCGAGCTGGCAGACAGCGTGCCGCTGGCCGGAGATCTTGTCGACACGCTGTCTGAGGGGCTTCTGAGCGGCTTCTCGGGGACGATCGACAGCATCAAGTCGATGTTCAAGCGCTGGCTGTCGGAGATGATCGCCATGGCGCTCAAGA